CGCTTGCTTTCGCATGTGGACTGAGCCTTGTCCACGCACACCCATATTGTCTAAATTTGTCCCAGGGAGCTCATGCCCTGACATTTGGATACATATGAAGAAGATTTCGAGGTACGGTCAATTACCGTCTCCAAGTCCCCAAACAAACTGGCACCCGCCTTCTGAATTAACAGACGTTAGCGTTATGATTCAACATAGGTGGTCGTTCGTTGGAGAACCCTCTTTCTTTCCCTCATACGAGTTCGGTGAGACGAGCCTTAGATAAGCTCGCCGTTCCGTCGTGGTCCAAAGCGTTCGTACTCGACGCTTCCATTTCTCATTTCCATTAGGTAACTGGGGATATCTGCACACACAGCGCCCGTAACGCGGTTTTCTCTCCTCTTTCGAGCAAGGTGATTCCGTATTCGTAGCGAGTGTTCCAGCTGTAAACAGCTTAACTGACACCGGGTTTCAGACCGGGCAGTGTGAGTTGTGCCGTAGCACGCAGATTCAACCTCTTTCTGGATGAATGACGTTTGGATCACACCAGTGCTTATTTCCTGTTAGCACCATACAGCCACCGTCCTATTAATCCGACCGACGATGGACTTGTCCTCACGGAACGTGCCGTGAGCCAGCACTATTTATCTTTACGCGACAGTGCAGCCGCGGGCCTTTGGTGAGTGCCATTCTGGGGGAGACAATTTGGATATCCCGAGTCTCCCAACCCGGTCATGACCGGTCTCTCAGACCGCGGTCGTTGGAATCAGCGCGACAGCCACCACAGCAGACGTCACCGTCGTTGCCGTAATAGCTGACAGGGTCAAGATCGCAGACGTGGCCGTAGCCGTGAAGGTCTGGAAGTTGAATCCCACAGTTGCACCACCATTGAAGTTCCACCCCGTGGCTCCTCCTTTGGCAGTCCAACCCGCTGATCCGGTGGTCACCCATCCCGACAGGACAGTCCCAGTGCATTCGGATGCCACCAGGTACTCCTGTCCGACCACGAGCCCCGAAACGGTTGTCACCAACAGTCCGTTACTCGTAGTCTGGATTTGGCCGACTCCATTGAGGACGGCAGAACCAAATGGGCTGGCAGCAGCTTGACCTGCAGTGCCAATCGCCTCCAGCACACCGGACGTGCCGAAGGAATTCTCCCAGATGGGGGTGAGCAGCTCAACCTCGTACTCCACGTACAGCTCACCACACACAGCCGAAGCTGTGGTGACGTTCTGCGTGCACACAAACAGGTTGCCTGTGTCGTACATCTTGACATCCGTATTCGGGGGCTGGGCCCCAGGACGGACAAAGTAGGTCTTCTGCTTGGCCATGTCTTCCCGAGCAGACGTGTGACAACAAGGCTCCCATGGAGCGCTTCTCACAGCGTTGCGATAGGCCATGGCCTGCTGCTTGGTCAACGGAGCAGCATCCGTCGCGTCGTAGTCCACCGACTGCACGAGCGATCCCCCCAGGCTCGAAGGGGCTTCTGTCTCGTAACAGAACTTGAGCTTCCGGAACCGATAACTCTCAAAGTTCTTTGCAACATTCGACAGCCACGGGAATGTGGCCACCTGACCCGGATTCAGCACAAACTGCGTTGCCTGAAAAGTCGACGGGTTGCCGGTGTTGGCAGTGATGTCCTGGATGTACTCCCTATGCGCAATGAGACAATCTCCGTTGCGCATTGTGGTCATTCTTGGGGCGCCGGTCTTGACGATCCGGCCCTGAGCCACAGGTGCACTCTGCATGGGGCCTCTCCCGCCCAGGGATGAGGCATCGATGTCGCGCTCTCGCAGACGAGCATTCGACCCAGCAGGATTCCAGTTGACTGGACGCTTTCCACCCTGATTCTTTCGCTTAGGCCGGGGGTTGCCTTTCGATGGTTTCTTTTGGATCTTGCCGCCTGGCATAGATCACACGAGTCACACGGGGTGTGTGCTCGTAAGCACAATTTCCACGGGTTCCCCGGTTGTGCATCCAGGGACTGTTCATCTGACGATACAGTGGGTCCACAGTACTTGCTTCCTCCAGCAGCATCCTTTCGGACACCACAGTCTTAGCACATCCTGCTGAGTTCCACTGCCAATCCGTGCAGTCTCTCGACAAATTCTGGGAATACCATCGTAATACCCTTAGTACGGAATTTCCTCCATTGCTCCTTTGTCCCTATGGGGGGGTAAAGCAACGAGTCCCGTGAAGCGCAATGCTATCACAACCGTTTTGGAGAGTCTATGTCGTCAGACCCCGCACGTCCCACAATCGGGCCGTGCCTTTGTCACTGGGTTGGTCCCAGACATGATGTCGCTGTCGTTGCGCACAATTTAGCGTCGAGTGATGACGAGCCTACATGGTTCAAGAGCCGGCCTAACAGCCCTCTTCCATGTCTTGGCGGCGAGTCTCCAAGAGTGTAGTCTCTTTGGCGGCCCACGACGGTTGAGCCAGATCATCCAGAACCTCTGGAGTGAATGGCTCCCACTCTTCGGACCCCAGCCAGGGGCGCAAGACGTCGAAATCCGCGTAACAGACGCGAACTCCTTCATCGAGCCAAGAGTGGTACTCGTCGACATGAGGACCGTATGGTCCGGCCTCATCGAAGGTGAGGTGCTCTATTTCATCAGCACGTCTTTCCTCTCGCTGTTTGTCCATCAGCGAACGTTGGAATCCCTCCCGAGCCCGACTGGGAAAGTCGGTTCGAGCCCGTTTCCGTGGCACATTGCACAGACGGAACGGCTGGAGGCATTGGTACTTAGATAGCATTGGCGTACCTGACGCCGGTTTGCTTCTTTTCCACAAGCCTTTGCCTTCAACAACTCCCGCCAAAACCGGCTGCCATGGTGTGCGCAGCTGAATTGGGGCTTCAGGAATCTCAGGCCCAGGAAGGGGGCCGTAGCCAAGGTGTCCGAAACGAGACTGATGGTACAGCTCGTAGGCAGCCTGCCTTTGTTGCATGGTGATCTTGAACTTCAAGTCACGGTGAGGAGTCAAACCCATCCCACCCAACCCACGGGATACAAAGAGATTGCGGTGCCCGCACTCGGCGAACAAATCCGACTTATGACGTTTCAGGTAACCAGCGTATATTTCTCTCACTCGACTGGGCAACCCAGGTCGACATCCCTTCAGGAGCTCTTCAATCACTGCAGCGCGGGATTGCACCTCAGAACCAGTCTCAGAGACCTTGTTCATCACTTTGTTTTGTCCAAAATAGAGGCCACTGTTCAAAAACGGAATGGCTTTCGGACTATACTTCTTCTCCACGAATCTCGTTGGGATGAAAGTATCCTCCCACTGGATCGGTCCAACCGAAGTCCAGTGTTCAGGAACAAAAGTGCCACTGCGATTCTCATCGAGCAGTGGGAAGTGGAAACAGGCGGAGTTGGCATTAGCAAACACGCGATCGTGATATGCTTTTCCCGGGCTCATTTTCAGCCCTACCTTCTCCCCGTTGGCAACGTGCGTGGCCCAGCGCGAACGGCGAGCGACGTACAGCATGTCGTCTCCATTGACCAACACACCCCTCAATTTCTGTTTCAGCGGACGAGGATCGTCCCTGATGGTGTACAGATAGAGGCCCAAATTTGCCAGGCAAAGAATTGGGAATGACAGGATGGAGCCCATGAGCTGGCCATTCTTCTGCTGGATCGGCAGAATGTCATCGTGTGGGAACGGATACCTACACAAGTGCGGAGCAAGAACCGACATCCAAATCGGTAGCAGATCAGAAGTCTGACCCCTAAGGATTCTGCCCATGATACTCGCACTCAAGCGCGCTGATAGCCCATCAGTCGCGGCACTGTAGTCGATGGAGAACCACTCATGACTACCTACACCACCACCAACCCGGTTTTCCTCCAGGTCCATCAAGTCCGTCGCACTCAGCGGTCGGCCTATCAAGCGAAACTCCCCTCGGTGCCGGAGAATATCGTGGATTTTTATCTGCAAAGGTTTCGACAGATAGTATGGTGTGGCTTCACCCTTGGAAATCACACGTGTCTTCAGGGGCTCAAGAACGACTTGGATCGTCGCCCTCAAAGCCTGTCCATGGTAGAAGAATGCTTCACCTAGAACAGCGTCAGTCCACGCTCGCTGAGCAATCGGCTTGCGATAGTGCTCGAAACAAGCATTGTTGACTACGACGCCCCCAACGACACATTGGGTGTGATAGGAGATTCGTACGAGCTCCAGGTCGAACACCGCCCTGCGGTTGTCCAACTCATAGCTCTCCCAAGTTTCAGTGGGGTCCTCCGGATTCCGGTACACCACCTTCTTGGTAAACGCTCTCTCCATCAGGGCTCCGAGTTGTCCGCCCTTGTCGCGGGACTTCTCGAAACACGCGCGTGTGGACGCGACGTGCCGGGTATCGCCTTCGAGGTCCCCGTAGTGCTCTAGGTGCTCTTCTAGAGTAGAGGGTTGGTATGTGCTCAGCAACTGTTTGCACACATCGGTCAGAATTGGTTCCAACTCCTCCATGACACCATCATGCGTCTCGTCGTCGATCGGGTCAGGTTGATCCATCGCGACTCGGTGCTCCTCATAGGCAGTATGCACCATCTCCTCCGTCAGAGGTAATGCCGCTCTCTTCGCCTGCAGCCAGGAATAGAAGAGATGCGTGTTCCGAGTAGAGCGGCTCCTAAGCCTGACTCTGAACCAGTTTCGGAACTGGCCCGTCGGTATCCACGCCACGGGTGGTTTCTTGAGAGGCTCACAGCCATTCTTAAGGTACCAACTCATTGGAGCGCAAGTAATGTACTTCGCTCTTTTGACGAAAGCGCTTTCTGTTAACGGTCCCCCGGACTCGTCCATCGACAGATAAGCAAGCACTTGGTTGCGCAGGGAGTCGATGACTTCCTGCGGCGCGTTGTGGTGTCTCAACACCAAACAAAATCCGCGCAAAAGGCCTTGAGCTCTTTCACCCGCTGAAACAACTGGATCAGCGGCAGGAGGCTCTGTCTCTCCTGAGTCTACGGACAGCATTTCGGTGCTGGCCTGACCAAACTTCGACAACGTCGGCGCTCCTCCCGGAGTGTCGCCTGCGTCATCTAGACAGTTTAATATATCACCCTCCTCACTCATAGCGATTGAGGGCGGTTTGAAACTGTGTCTGTTGATTATTTCGTAATCACC